TTCGCCATTACCTCTGCCGAGTCCAGCACATCGAGGCTCATTGCCTCCACATACTGCGCATACGGCATTCCTGCGACCATTATAAACACAATACCTTTCGAGTTCTGCGATATAAGTTTCTGCAAGAATTTCTTGCCCTCGCTTGCCCCCTTTTTACCGTCCTTCACAACATCAAAAATGCTTTGCTTGAATACTTGCCCGTTTACAACTATCGCATAGCCAATGGAACTTGTAAGGTTTCCCGTTTGGTCTTGATAGCGGTGTCCGTTACGGGCTTGCTTCAATGCGCTTTCCCCGACATACACAAGGTTATTGATTATGGCTTGCTGCCACATCTTTAACTGCTTGTCAAGGTAGGCTTTCGCTGCTCCTTTGGGTGTTATTCGCTTGATAGGCATATCAGACGGTAATTTTTACAGCATTTACACAATCGAGGTGCTGAATATCTTGTACCCGGAACTCACCCAAGCGCACACCTCGGTTATCAGTCAGAATGACCCTTTCAGCCGAGAACACGGGAACATCAATCAACACCTCGAAAGAGGCTTGCGTAAATACGCCGTCAATGGTCTTTCCCTTGTGGTTGTGCGTTATGGTTTTGAGGTTGCAGGGAATGGGGTTTCCGACTACCTCTTCAACCTTTACGGGCTTGCCGTTCTTCATACCGCCGCCCGTCTTTTCAATCGTCTGCAATGTTCCGTTTTCAATTATCATAAGTCCTCACCCTTATAACCGTACTCAACTCCGGTTTCGCTGGTCGCGTCGCCGATCTGTTCCAATAGACTTTCAGCCCTCAATCGAAAGCGTCTGCGTTCCTCCTCCGAAAAGCTGTACGAGATACCGCCCTGCGACACATTGGGTGCTTCCGAAAGGAATATGTACACGCGGGCTTGTGCGCGTTTGAAACGCTTGTCCTTGCGGAGTTCCTGCGTCAATTCGGTATCAATAGCCAAGCCTACCCCCTCGGCTACATCTTCAATCGTAGCCGTAGGGATAGGATAACTTGATAGGCTTCTCAATGATTGTAGAACATTCATACTACTTCGCTGCTCCGTTGTTCCAAGTTGTTGCCTCGGTATTGATGAACACGAGTGATGCACGGTTAATCAAGCCCGGCTGAACATAAGCCTCTGCCATAGTAACCTCCAACATCGGGTTGATTTCCGAGTAGCGGGTCATCTTATAGTAGGCTGCCTGCTGCTGCAATGCCTCTGTGTTAGGAACATTAGGCACTGGCTTGTAGTAGGTATGACCAAGCTGGGGAACGGGCGAAAGTGTAATTACATTCTCATTCCAAGGCTTGATAGTTTCCTGCTTGCCGTCCTTATGCTCAATGGTAGCATAGGTGTCGAGAACAAGCAGCTGCGGATAACCCTTTCCGCGCATATAAGCGTTGATGCTGTCGAGCGAAATCATATCCGCTGTAACAAGCGTCTGGTCGTAGCGAGGGAAGAGGCGGCGAGCGGTAGCCTTCTGTGCGCAAATCTGCTCGAACTTGGATTTCTCCAAGATAGCGTACATAGGCTTCTTCAAGCCCTTCTTAGCTATTCTCTCCTGCTCTGCAGCAATTACCTTCAACGCATCTGCATTCTCTGTGTCGCTGAACTTGGTTTCAACACCAACGAAGTTATCCTTCGGTACATTGAAGTTGATAACATCCTCGGTAGCCATATCGCCGTCGATAGACTTTGAGAATGTCTGCTGACCCGAACAACCGATACGCATAGCGTCAATCTCAACCTTGTAGTCCATTGCGGAGTTGCAGAAGTCGAGGTCGTCGTAAACCAAATCCACGAGATAGCGAGCGGTTGCAGTGTCCTCTGTGTTAGCAGCGGCGAGTGTCTGCAAGTCGTTGTACTCGTTGATTGCGATTTCGTCCTTCTCGCGAGAAACAGCGTACTTGCCGAGTTTGCCGCTCCAAGAACCAACCGTTTTACGGGTTTTCTTTGGTGCCTTGGTGTTGAACGCTACGCGGTCAGCAGCAACGGGAATACCCTCGTTGCCCTCCAAGCCTTTGAGGTCGAATTTAGGTGTGTACTTCAACGGGAAGAGTTGTCGCCACGCCAAGCCGTTACCGGGCTTATACGAATTGACAGCGACCTGCATACCGGGCTGGTCAATGTCAAATAGGGGTTTATTCATATCTGCCATAAATCAATCCTCCTTACACAAGATGAATGGTTGGCAGCAATGCGGCTACCTCGCTGGCGATGTTCGCCGTTTCTTTTCTCAAATTTGCACCGTTGATAAGGCGTACTGGCTGGTCGCCCTCGTTTGCCTTCAAGCCGTTGCCCGTGACATATACGGGAGTGAGCAAAGGTGTTGCAGCATCAGCACTTGCGGCTTTCGCCTGGTAAAGCACCTTGCCTGCGGCTACCTCTACACCCAGCGTAACGGTAACGACATCCTTGTCAGCGGCAGATGTATCTACCTTTGTACAAGCAACGCCCTTCTTGCCCGTTGCGATAACGTCGCCAACAGCAACACCGCTACCCTTTGCAATGCTAATGGTAGTGTCGCTTTCTGCTACGGCTGCAACAAGTCGGTAAGCCTTAATCAGTGCGAATTTTCCGTCCTTCTCACCGACGGCAGTTGTGGCGGGAGCGTCGAAGGTCGGATTTTCGACCAAGCCGCCGCCCGGCTTTTCCGCGAACACCTGCTCAATGCGAATTGGCTCAACAGCAGCAGGGTCGTTGTGCTTGAAATTTACTTCCATACTGATTATTTGGTTTCAGTTGACAACCCAACAATGGCGGGGGTCGTCGTTGCCGCCTCTCTTTCTGCGATGCGAGCCTTCAAGTGCGGGTTCTCTTTGTCCCCGTTTCCGGCTGCGCCTCCCTTTGGTCTGCCAACTACGCCGCCCTTTGCATTGAAATCGCTCGTGATAGCCTCGACATCGGGGGTAATCTCACCAATCCAGGCGTTAAAATCCTCGTCGTCGTTGAAGGTCATTCGCGCAAAGTCCTTTTCGTAACGCTGACGGATTTTTTCGGGTGCGCCTTCCAAGACCTTGTTCAAAGCAGCCTTGCGGCTGTTTGCAGTTTTCTCGCCCTTAATTGCGGCAAGTTCGTCCTTCAATGGCTTCATTTCGGCAGCAATGGCTGCGGCGATCTGTGCCGCGAGGTCGCTTCCTCCGGCTGCGCCTCCCTTGTTGCCTTCTCCTTCACCTCCGGTTTCTCCTGGTTTCTGTTCGCCTCCAGTTTCAACCTTCTTTCCGTCTTTCAGACCGTGTTTCTTTTCGTAGTTAGTTACTGCGGTCTGCTGGGCTTCTGTCGCTCTGCTGTCGCCGTAACTCTCTAACACCTGCTGGAATGTTACCCCCTCTACTGCGGCTGTAACCTCTTCCTGCGTCTTTGCAGTCTTGGCGATTTTATCGGCAATCCTGCTCAAAATTGCTTCGCTGACCCCCGGATACTTGGCTTTCAGCGCGTCTAATGCTTCTTTTTTCATAAGATAAACCAATTAGTTTATGCAAAGGTAAATGAAATTTTGCAAAATGATTATATTATAAGCATTAAATTTGGATTTTTCACGCAATTTTTTAATAGCCAATACCTTTGGCTGTTACGATATAATCAACAAAAAAGTTTATAAAAACATCACGAAAAATTTTGTTATATCAAAATAACCCGCTATCTTCGCGGTGTGATTACAATATAATCAGTTCCAACAACAACAAATTTTTGAACAATGAAAAAGAATAGCATTTTGAAGTACACGAAGAGTTTCATCAACAGAAACTTCCGTTTGAAGGTGTACGGCTTCGACAACGAAGGAAACAAAATCAACAAGTTGGTCGGCGTTGCTGGTCTTATCGCTCTTATCGGAGTAGATTTCATCAACAAGTTTATCGAAAGAGCCTTGAATTGCGGTCTTGACAAATGTGTTTGCAAACTCCGCAGAGGTCTTCAAGTTTCACTTTATTTCAAGTAATCGTTATGGGAACAATCAATCAGAACGGTTGCAGCGTATGTGCTGCTGGTAGCGAGAATTACACGACCTTCACAGCAAGACTCGGTCGTAAGTCTGTAAAGCGGGTTCAGTACGACTATCGTACTCCCGAAGGAGAGTTGTTCAGTTGCGTAGGCAAGGATATAGAGGATTGCCGCCGCAAGCGTGATGAATGGGTAAGAACTAATAAATAACAGCAATATGGAAGCAAATCAAGCAATGTTGAAGGTAGCCGAATTAACGGCAAGGTGGTACGGCTTTATCGAAGTGAGCAAGCATACCATTAACGCGGAACGCGATTGGTTTTGGGGCAATAAGTTTTTGGGAGCAAAAGCAAGGCTGGAAGGCTACACGCTGGAAATTCAGTCGTGCAAATACATCTACCCTCAATTCGAGGAGGAGAAAGACGACAGTAAACGCCGTCCAAAGATTGAGATTGATATGCACTTCGGTAAACCGCGACTTGGGATAGACCTTCCTGACGGCACTTCTTGTTTTCTCACATATCGGGATAACATTTGCAGCGAGGCGCAGGCGTTTGGCGACAAGGGCATTGCTCTCGCTCTGTCAGTTAAAGAAAAGATAGATTACCTCATAAACAATTAAATCCACAACAACAATGAATGAACAAGTTATTTTAAGCAAGCGCAATTGCCACAGAGCAGCGCAGGTGAGATTGGTAGCCGCTCCCGAGAACGGCGTGTACGAATGGAATTTCAGAGGCGTAAAGGTTCGTGAGGGCTTTATGCGAAACGAGTACGAACATTTGGCAAAGCAGGGCGAACACGAAGTTCACGTCCGTCACATTGCAGTTGAACTCGGTAATTGGGAAGTTGTTTCCTGGAAATACGAACTATCGTTTGAAGACCTTTGGACGAAAGCGGTCAGAGCCTTTGACGGTACGAGTTTCAGCCCCGAGGAAAGAGCGGAAGGATATATCCGCGACTACGAAGCTGCCTGCCTTGCGGATTTGCAGGAACTACCAGCAGAGGAACACGATGAGTACATCAACAAGTTTCGCGGTTGGGTTGAAACCCTTTTCGACAAGCACTCTCGCATTATCAGCGTAATGGTAGCTGGTCCGGCTCGTTTCCCGACAGCCCGTAACGAGAAGGCAAATAACTCATACAGCAAAGCCGTTGACGAGTTTCAAGAGTGGCGAGAGAAATACGCAAAGCGCATTGCGAAGCGTAACGAGGCGGCAAAAAGCCCGGAGGAACGCGAGGCTGACGAATGGAATGCGCTCAAACGCGACATTGACTATTGCACCAGCGTTTGCGTAGAGATTGACGGAGGCGCGAAAGGTTCTCATCGTATGGCTTTCACAAACTCAATTTTCGGGAAGGTGGAGAGATTGGCGAACAATGGTCGTTCCGCTCTCGTCTTGAAGGCTCTCGAATATATCAAGCAGTTGCAGGAAAACGAGGAAACCGGGTTGAAGAAACCTTTGTTCACTTCCCGTCATAAGATTTGGAACTTGAAGGAGGCTTGCGAGAAGGCTATCAAGGCGCAGGAAGAGCGCGCGAACCGCGATAGCGTTGAAATAGAGTTTGACGGCGGTAAAATAGTCAAGAACTTTGCCGACAACCGTTTGCAGATTTTCCACGACGAAAAGCCAGCCGCCGAGGTAATCAGCCGTTTGAAGGCTAACGGGTTCAAGTGGTCAAGGTTCAACGGCTGCTGGCAAAGACAACTCACAGACAACGCATATTACGGGGCTGCGCGCGTATTCTTCGGCAACGATGTGTTGAGTGAGGAACGAAACAAGTTCATAACAAATTTGAGAGCAGCAAAATGACCGAAGGAGATTGAAGAAATTTATGAAAACGAGAACAATCACGACTGAACAAGGGCGGCGGCTAAATATCAGTCGCTTCCCAAACTTTCATAGAACCGGGAGTGTTAGCGGAATGAAGCGTTTGTACTATGGGCGTTCCGCGCTCCTCGTAAGGTGTGGCAACTACATCTACAATGTATCATCAGAACCAAGTATTTATTTTCAAGCACATAAGACTATGCCAATTATCAACGGATGTTTAGAACTCAAACAGAACGCTCCTTTTGAGGAGATAGAAAAGCAGTGGTACAATAATCTTCTTGAAAATGTGCCGCCCGAAAGGTGGTCGCGCCCTTATCAAAACCTCGGCTGGTTCGTCTGCGGAGAACCGCATTCGCACGACCACAATACTGGCGAGGCTTACCATTACCTTTGCTTCTGCTACAACGGCAAGTATTATGCTGGCTGCAGAAGCGTGGAGAAATCAAATGCGGACTACGAGTGGGAAATCTCTGCCTTCTGCCGAGAATTAGACACGGCGGCAAAGATGATGACGCTCAAATACAACACTATCTACAATTCAGAATGCGCCTACCGCGTCAAACTGAAATGCGAGAGGCTGAACAAAACACGAGTGGTGCGCTTGCTCTGTCCCGGACATCAGTATATGGATACCATTCGAGAAGCATTCAAGGCGCGGGGCTTTACGATTTTGGAATACGACCTGCTGGCGCAAAATTAGCCCCTCTCGCGTTGTTTTGCCTTTTGGGGCAAGGAGATTATCAAAACAATATCAATCGTCAAAGGAACGCAAAAAATGAAAAAATTAAGCGAAAAAATCATCAAAGTTGAGTTCTTCGTGCCCGTACAAGGCAAAAAGGAACACTATTTCGGTTCGTTAGCCGCTATCTACGAGGTATTCACACCGCAACAGATCGGCTGCAAACTTGAAGCCCTTTGGGGGGCTGGGATTGAGGACGGAAAACCAAAATCAACCCGGCTTTGTGTAATTTCAAAGCACGAACTACACCGCAAAAAGCAGAAAAAGTAGTAATTTTGCACTATGGAAACAGTTTTTGACTACAACATCACCCCCGAAGAGTGCAAGCGTATCGGTATGCTCGACAAAGGGTTTTATTTGGAGAACTGCACCGAAGACGATGCCAATATGGATTTGGCTTCACTCTTCCACATACGCAACGAGAAGGAGAAAGCCCGCGAATACGCAGACAAACTCCCTCTCGATATGAAGAACGAATTTTGGCGAACCATTACGCACCCGTAAGAACTTTGCCAAACATATCATCAGAGTGCCGAAGTGTTTTTACCAGCATTTCGGCTTTCTGTTTATCTACACCCTTTCCTACGAGGAATTGAACGATATTGCCAAATATATTCTCATACGGCTCTACCATTATCATTTTGCTGAAATGCGCATAAGCCTCTGAACTTGATACATTCAGAGCCGCAAGCATTTCTTCAAAATGGCGCACAGAACGACTATACCCGTAGCCGCTTTTGATTATTTCCTTCTTGTGCGATACGCTGCCGCCGATAGCGCGAAGGAACTTTCCGTACGAACGTCGAGCGCAAAACTGATTGATACATTCCATTGCTGATGTTAGTTCGTCATTCTTTTTCTTGATGTTCTTCCAGCCGACAGCACCAGCGTGGCGTATCTCGTGCCAAAGGCTCTCGATAGCGTATTCTTGGTTGAAGGAAAGCGGTATTTGGGCTGCAATAGACTTCATCGCCTCCTTAACTTCGTGAAGCGGGTTGAAAACTACCGTATTACCAAACGGGTCAATAACGGAATGGTCGGTTTTGTAAATCCTTATCGTGTTGCCGTTTTGGGAAGCATAAGCACCCGAATTGTTGTAGTACAATCGTTCGCAGGACATCATCGTTCCGTCGTTCGCCTTTGACATCTTAACGCCTGCAAGCCCGCCGTAAAAGTCGCCAGGTTCCGCTTCTGCGTACTTCTCAATCATAGAGCGAACCTCCTTTTCAGTGACGAATGTCGGGTCTTTCATCTTGATTATAGCCTCCTTTACATCGGTGATAATCCCCTTATTTCTCCCTTTCGCCAAAGAACCTATGCCGTCCACCCAATCTTTCGGAATATATTTGCCGTTGTCCTTGATGAAGTACGGAACGGAAGTTGTAGTTTTCACGCGCTCTCTATTGCGGTCAAGCCACGCATTGAAATTGTCCGGCACATCTTTGACCGTTCCCGTAAACTTGAAGTCCGAAACATCTTCGCCAGCAAGCAGCTTGTGCTGGTATTCCAAAAACTCGTCCTGCTTCGCAAGAACCGGGACAGCAAAGCAACGGCAGAACGGATGCCAGCCCGTATATTTGAAGTCCTTTGGGAAAATACCTGCCAACTCATCGCAAATATCATAAACCGGGTGATTGTTCGAGCATTTAATTTCAATACCGATAACAAACGGGATAGACTGCCAGCGGTCGTGGTCTGCTGTACGGTAGGCGATATTGTTTTCGGTAGCAGTGAGGCGCAAAGCATTCTTGTACGAGGAACGGTACACTCCTTGTCCGGGGCGGTATGCCTTCGCCGCCTTCGACAATCTCAATACACCGTGCTTGTCCCTAACCCTACGGAATAGCCTTTCGGGTTCGTTGAGATAACGGCGCACATCGCGGCTTAAATCTGCCGCGCTTTTCCCTTCTCCAAGACCAATGTCAAGAGCCAATTCAAGTTCCTGCTTAAATTGGTCTGTTATATTCCACACGGCGGCAGATAGCCCCATTCCGTTGATTTTACGGGCTTGAAACGCCTCCAAAGCGTCCAAATTCGGCTGTTTCCATTGCGAAATTTGCGCGTTTGGTATTCCCGTTGAAGCTGTCATTGCCTCAATGAATTTGTCGTTTTTCTCGCAAGATAACAGCCATTCGTCGCGGTTTCCCTCCTCAATGGTTGAAACTATGTTATCGTGAAGCTGTTTTATCGCTTCATCAACCCTTCGCTGAACTGCGGGAAAGTCAGCAAGGTAGAAGGGGCGTTCGGGGTCGCTGAACCCCGATGCCGCTCCTGCTCTTGCCGCTTCCTTTACCGTAGCGTCGAAGAGTTCAACAACACCTTTAACCCGTTTCAGAAGGTTATTGAGGTGTTTTTTGTCGTATAGGTCAAACTTGAACTTTTGCGCTTTCTTTGCCATTACATCTGCTTTTTGAAGTCATTGCAGCCGTCTTTTGTTATAAATCGGCTGCGCTCCGGGTGCTTCCAACATTTGCACAAGAACGGTTTGCCGTTTGCGCCTATCTCGTGCAGGCTGTGGTGGTGCATACACTCGTTGCAATTGGGTAAAACTGCCTTCTTCGCCATAGGCTTTACTCTGTTGGTTCGTCAAATAGGCTGACCGTGCTTTCCTTCGCGATCTGCGCCAACTCTTCGTCCACATCATCTACATATCCGAGGTTCGCAACGGCTGTTTTTTGGCTCATAATCGCCTTGCCGCCAGTAGCGTTGGTTAGGTTGCTAATTCTCTCTGCCTCGTCGCGGATTTGGTACGGTGTAATCTCAACTTCTACTGCGAGGCTATCAATAGCAGCCGCATATTGAGGGTACATCTTCTTCATAAAGGCGCGAATGACATTGATTTCGCGGTCGAAGAACTCCAGCCAAATACCGCTCTCGTCCTCCACCTTCAACTGCGCGTCAATAAACATCATCTTTCGGGCTTCTCCCGACATCGGCGTTGCCTTCATATTCTCCATTGACATATCGGGCAGCTGCAATTCCATAAAGAACTCTCGCTTGATTTCCTCAATGTGAAATTTGATGCTTTCGATAGCCTGCTGCCAAGTAACATAGCCTGCCTTGTCGTTCTTACCATACTGAATAACATCGCGCCCCGAATTGTCGTTGCCAGCACTCTTGCCGTGCGCTATCTTCTCGTCAGAGAATACAACCCAAGCAGGGCGGGCGTTCTTGCGGATATAGTTACCGTTGCGGCTCAGAGTCCATTCGGCTTCATACACATTTGACGACTGGTCTTCCCAAATAGGCTCCGGGCGTTGGATATACAAGCCCGTGATTTTTTCCAACTCGATTTGTTCGCGCACCTCCTCCTCGGTTGTTCCTCCGTCTGTGCGCCAGCGGATATGCTCGCTATCGGTGTAGGTGTCAAAATATGTGATTGTCTTGTTGTTCTCGGTACGGGTGTATTCCATTG